CGCAGAGGTATTCATCAGACTTTTTTTCCTGCCCTGCGATGTAGCCGCCGTTCTTTCTGATTGATGGAAGAACTTCTGATGTAACCCATTCTGTAAATCTTTCTGCACTTTCTTTACGGCTCTGAAAGATTGTCTTGTAAAGATTGCTCTCGTTGATAAAGTTCATTCTTACTTTCTGAATCGCTGGAGTGCCATCAGCTTTAATACCTGTCTGTACCCCTACCTCATTAGTAATGACCCCATCTTCTTTAAGTCTTGTTTTTAGCTGACTTACATTTGATATTTCCAATGCCTTGCACACATCAGCCAAGCAAAACATAGGTTCATCATCTTTAGTAATGGTTCGGATTTCTCCAAACTCTGAATTGCTAAAAATCTGTAGCTCCATAAACATTCCTTTCTAAATAATGTGTGATATATTTTGACCTTTTAAGGTGCATTTGAGCAATTTTGCTCATTCCTATCTGCTGTAACTTGTAGAACTTTATATTTATTGATACAATAGAGAAGTGATGGTAGACACTTTCCAATTGGTAGGTAATTCACACTTGATACGAACAGGACGCTATTCCTGTCAAAAAGAACTAATGATGTTTGAATAAAAGTTTGCAACTATTTACCGCTACCATCACTTTTCTATTGCATCAATATCAAAAATTCTGTTTCTTATCGTTTCTTAATTAGCAATCAACAAGTGCTGTTTTGCCAACTTTTTCCGCCTGTGCATTAAGCTCTTCGCAAACCTTGTCAATTTTTGCGGCTACTGGACTGTTTTCTAACTCTACAAGCACCCTTAAAGCTGAAATTTCCAATTCTGCCTTTTCTTTCGCGGATATGTCGCTTTTTCTTGTTTTCTCTAAGTCCTCAAGTATGTAATCTTTTAATAAATTAATTTGAATTTCATTCATTGTTATTATTATCTCCTTTTTATGTTATAATTCCTTTACTAAATAAAGAAAGGTGGTGTAAATATGTTTCTAAAATTTCAAATAACTTGCACTTGTTATAGCAGATATACTATTAACGAAGATATATCTACTAGCAAGATTGTTTGCCCTAACTGTGGTCTTGAATATCCTTACTCTGACAAAGTATTATCTATACTCAAGACCGCTAAAGAAATACCTGACAATACATCTTTTGAAGAATGTTGCATTAAGGCTATTTCTGAATTTGAAGATATGAAGAATTGTCAAGAATAATCTTCATATAATCTAAAAACCCTTTGGCTTCTAAAACGGATAAGTTATGTTGGGCAATTAATGCTTTCGTGTCAGCAATCAATTCGCTTATATCTTGTCCGTTGCAGTGAAGCCTTTCATAGAAGCAACTTCCCTCTATCGTTTTTGTCATTTCATTTTGGATAGCTTTTCTTGTGACTTCTGTCATTCCTACTCCTTCCTAGTAACTTATGAAGTTACTTTCTTTGCAAAAAAAATCTCCATAGGATTTTCAATATTCAAATTATCAATCATAATCTGAATCTCGTTACTGCCAAAAACGCCCTTGTGCATTCGCAGATAGAAGGTCTTGGGCGTTACGCCTATCATTTGTGCAACTTCTGTCTGCGTTTTTCCGTTTTCAGCAATAATCCCACGAAGTTTATTTGTATCAACCATTATCTCATCTCCTTTCTAACTTCGTAACTTTTGAAGTTACTCTTATTATACACCGCAAAAGTAACTTGTCAAGTTATTTTTTTCTTGACTTGTAACTTTTTTGTGCTATAATCAAGTTACCAATAGGAAAGGAGGAAACACTAATGATTAAAACTGTTGGAGACAGAATTAAGGAGCAAAGAGAGCTTAATAAAATGTCACAAGTAGAGTTAGCTAAGAGAATGGGCGTTTCTAAGCAGACATTATATAAGTATGAAAACAATGCAGTAACAAACATTCCAAGTGATAAAATTCAGATTGCTGCACAGATTCTTGATATTTCTCCATCATATTTAATGGGGTGGGAAGATAATTTATCTACTGATAATGTTGATATCATTCCCGACTTAATGTCAGATAAAGAATTGTTAGATAGTGTTAAGAAATTGATAAAACTCAATAAAGAACACCAACAAACTATATTTGACAATATAGCCTATTGGTATGAGAAAGAGGGGCGTTAAACGCCCCATTTCTTTTTGAAAGATAAAATTAATCCATATACAAATTTCAAAAAATTGTTACTATTACAATTTTTTATTAATCCGATAATCTTTTGCTTATATTCCTCATTCTCCATATATCCCCCTTATTGCACGATATAACACTGGTAGCGATAGTGTTATTATAGAACATTTGTTCTTGCATGTCAACCTACCCCCAGTAGATTAACAGTTTTCAGCGGTGACACTGCCAACGCCAATCAAACAGTGCCACCTAGCCGAAACTTGAAGATTCTGCCCGAACTCTCTCGGACAATTATTATTATAAATACTGATAATGTAAAAATCAACTTAAAGATATCGCAAGTTTCGACAACATTCGACAAATTATGCATATTGTGATATGATTAGTAAAATTAAATTTAGGGGGATTCGCCTATGAAAAAGAGAATTGTAAGCATTATGCTTGTTATGTGCTTATTAAGCCTTGTAGCGTGTCAGAATGGTGCTTCTGATAATAATGTTGAAAGTACCAGTGAAGTTCAGACAGAACAAGAAACATTATTATCAAGAGATAAGAGCGTATACCCTGACGATATAACTGTTGAAATGCTCAAGCGTACACCTAATAAGTATATTGATAAAGAATTCAAGTTGACAGGCAATATTGTAGCAGAATTAAAATATGATGGAGAGGTTGAAGATAAAGATGGAAATACGCATACTGGCGAAGAATCCAGTGAATATATTGCTTGCTATTATTTAGCTGTTGATGGCAATAATGATGATACTGTTGTTTTGACATATTATAGAGACGATTTTGATTATAATTTGCTTGTTGGCGATAATGTGACAATGTATGGAACGCTTCTTGAGGGTGGTATGGAATTTAAGAAAACAAACGGAACTATAATAACCATTCCTGCTGTTATGGCTGTTATGATAGATTTGAATAATTAAAATATTACCGGGAGCATTGCACTCCCGGTATTTTTATTAAGGTTAGACTAATTCACAATCAGCTACATTGACCGCTGCGAATAATTCTCCGCCATGTACAAGCACAACTCTGTCTCCATTTTTTTCTGATACTGTATACTCATCAAACCAAGCTTTAATAGGTGTGCCATCATAATCAGTATCGCCGACAAATCTCACTGCGCTATCCTCTTCAATATCTTCACTGAATGGGATATCAATAGGTGTATCATCAGAACTTGCACCGCCGACAAATTCAAGGTTAGCAATATTGACAGCGGCTGTGATTGTTGTACCGATACCTATAACAATTCTGTCTCCGTCCTCTTCAATTACATCATATTCATCATAATATGTCGCAAATCTCACGCCGTCATAATCAATGTTATCAAGAACTCTGACTTTCTTGCCGTCACCACGACTTACTGTATCTGTGTTGACATCGTTGTCATTGTCATAAATACACTTAACAAGGCTGATGTTATCCTCGTCAATAGCAGCAGTAGTTACGCCGTCAACACCGATAACAACTCTTCTGCCACTAGCTGATAAGACACTGTACTCATCATAGTAAGTGCCGAATGGCTCGCTATTATCGTACTGGATAGCGTTAATAACCTTAACTGTATCGCCCTTATGGTATTTAGTGTCTGGTACTGGCTCATAGTCTGGCACTGTAATGCCTTCAACTACATGGTCTGTACAATAATCAGTGTAACAATAGTTCTGGTCTACTGTCTGTCCGTTAATCTGTGTGTCTCTAAGATAATTAACACTTCCGCCAAACTGCCACATATCATAATCAACGGCAATTCTAGGTTCTGTATCTGAATACTTTGCTACCCAAACGGCATAACCAGCTTCTTTTACTCTTGAAATGTCTACATAATTGTTAATGCAGTTCTCGTATGAGTATAAGCCGACATTCTTATATCCTGCATTTCTCATTTCATCAAGGAATGCCATAATAATGTCTGTAAGGTCGTTGCCAGTAACCATGCCTGCTTCAACATCATAGAATACTGGATAGCAGAATGATTTACCTGCTAAAAGCTGTGCAAAATATCTGGCTTCATTTACAGCTTCATCAGCACTTAATGCGTTACCAAAGAAATAGGCTCCCTTGTGGATTCCTGCACTTTCCAACTTGTTATAGCTATTCTCAAACTCTCTATCTTCGTATAAGCCATCATCAGCACCGCCTGCCTTGATAATAGCAAAGTCTACACCCTCATTATCCTTTGCACTTTTGAAATCAAAGTCTCCCTGCCATCTTGATGTGTCAATCCCGAATAATTTACTCATATATTACCTCCTAAAAAATAAAAGCATGGGAATTAACCCATGCTTTCTAAAATAAATATTAATCACTGTACTTTTGCGAGTAGTTTATTAACCTCTGTCTTAAAGTTATCATAATCACTATCACACTCCGACTTATTTGCAACATACAACTGATTATCTGTAATTGTCTGTCCAATTATTGCCGGACCGGTTTCTGGAATGTTTGCATACATTGCCATTGCAACCATGTTATTAATTATCGATGTTCCATTAATCGATATTGTTTTAACTGTTCTTAACATTTTTGCTCCTTTCCGTTAGCCAAACAATGTTCCTACTAATGTATTATCTACCCATACTTCTAATTTTGAATCTGTCCAAGTAAGCGTAACTCTGTTGGTTGAAGCTGTAACTGGCTGACAATAACCAAAGTATTGGTTCCATATTTGAATTGCAGATAAATCACTTGTAAATTTCGTACTTCCATTTATGTTTAAGTTATTAATTTTAGCCGTACCCATTACAGACAATTCGCAGTCAGTATAATATGTCTTCCCAGAAGAATCTATGCGCACATACCCTTTGCCTATGTTGCAATAACCATATATACTTCCATCGCTATTATTCCCTTGTAGCCATATTTGCTTTCTTGTTATACTGGCTTCTTGTCCTAAATTTGAATACAGCCAAAAACCAGTAGTCATGTCGTCTTCATCGCTTGGAGTGTATACTACTTTAATTGTATTAGTTCCGTCATCGTCATAGCCTAATAAAGCGTGGCCCTGAATCCTTACTCCATTATTAGATGTATTATTCCATACTTTAAGCTCTCCGCCTCGCATAGTTGCCGCCATCGAGTATTCATTTCCGTCTGAGCCCACGCCCGTTCCTTTCGAGGTTATTGTTCCATCTGCTGTAATAGTTGTATTGGTTGATGCGAGTGTGAATCTATCGCCAGAAATATTTAAGCCGCCTCTAGCTGTGATGTTGATGGTATCTGCAATGGCTTCAATAGCAGATTTCAGTTCGCCAGTAGTTGGGTCTTTTTTGATATACAGCTCTAGACTTGCTGATGTAGCATAGTTTTTTAAGCTATCCTTAGTTGCATATGTTGCCGAAACTTCTTCTTTGATACTATTGCTCTCTTTGGTTATAGCTTGTGTAATTTCATTTTTCATGAAAACTGTCTTTGGGTAATTATCATTAAGATTGTCTTCTATGTTCTGGCACCAATCTTGAGCGTCACTAGCTTTTGTATCAACTCTATCAATTGCGTCCGACAATTTAGTCTGTTCAGTATACAAACCAGATATCGACAGGCTATTAGAATCGGCGGTTTGCTTGACTGTATTAACAACATTTGCCAAGGACTCTACGGTGCTTCCGTCAGCCTTAGTGTTTAATGTTTCTGTCAATTTAGTTATTGTTGAACTGTTCCCATCAACTGTTTGCTTAACCTCGTTAAATGTCTTAGTATCAACCTTGTTACCCATGTCAGTTTCAAGAGTAGTTGTTCGCGTTTTAAGGCTTGATAATTCACTGTCTGTATCAGTTTTCCATGAACTGATTTCAACATCAAACTTCTTAATACCGGTAATCTCGCCATTGATGTTAATGATGTCCTGTAATGCCTTAGTAACATCGCTGTCCTTAATTAATACCCACTCATAGTTAGGTGCTTCTAATGTACCTGTATCAGCAAATCTGTATGAATATCCATCTGCACTTGAAGCCGGATTGACCACATAACAGATATCACCTATATGCTTCTTTCTCGTGGCATCGTCTGCCCAATTAACAGCCGGTTCATTATTAAGTGTAGGTATTTCTGTCTTAGTGAATGTCTCAATATTTCCGTCAATTTGACCTTGTAGCTTTTCTTGCACCTTGTCTAAATATTCTTTTGTTGGTACTTCTTGTGCCAATTTGTCAAGGTCAACAGAACCAGTGCCAATTAATTTACCATTAATTCTACCAACTGTTATGTTATCAGCATTAAGGTTAGTAACTATTATCTTGCTTGCGTCAATAGTACCGGCTGTCAGCTTATTAGCGGACAGACTCTGTACCTTTTCGTTGGTTACTGCACCATCTTTAATGATAGAAGTTCCTACAACTTGAGCTGTTACGTTTGCGAAATCAATTTTAGCATAGGCTAAATCGGCTTTATCAGCTGTCAAAGAGTTAGCCTTAAGGTTTGTAATCTCTGCATTAACAGCTTTAAGGTTTTCAATATTTGCATTAATAATGTCTGCATATGTTGCATCTAACTTATTTGTTTTAAGATTTTCAATGCTTGCGTTAGTTGCGTTAAGATTAGTTATTGTTGCATAAGTGATCTTAGCTGTATCTACATCTAACTTGTTAATCAATGCCTTGTTAATAACAACTAAATCAGCATAGTACCGTTCCATTTGCTTGGTTACCGGTCCAGAAGCTACACTTGTATTCTCTGTATCAGATTTACCTATAGATGTAATTGTATCCATAAGTCCACCGTCGCATTCATGTGTAATCTGCATTATAGGCACTTTGTAATCAACGCCAGCTTTATTAACAGTAATAATGTCGCCGACCTCTAGTCGGTAGTCACCAACAAACTTAACTTCAATCGGTCTGAATGCAAAACCGCCTATTTTCTTGTAGACCTCATCAAGGATTTCTTGCGTCATAAATGGATTCGCAAATGTTAATCCTGTCGCTCCGTCACCAGAAGTAATCTCGCTTTGTTCTGTGGAACCACTCTTGGTATTATTACATGTCAGTTTTTGTATGATAAAATCTTTACTCGTTGTAAATGTAACGCCTTGCTGATAATACTTATGTCCGTCAAGTACATAATCGCTATCCTTATACCACCTTAATTCAAGGTTTCCATCAGAATTAATTACCGCGTTACAGCCTTGCAACATAGCCATATAACCGATAATTTCTCTGTAGGTATATCCTTGCGGTTTATCGCTGATAGTATGCGCTGTGACTATATTTGTTGCTAAAGATATCCCTAACTTGCCACATATCTCATTAAGAATAGCTTTATCAGTGCTAGGGAATGCCATATCCGAGAAATAAGGTATGTCAGCATTGTACATTCTGTCGTATGCTTCATAGCTTGTGTATTCTCCGTCACTTGTCTGCTTAGTAACGGTGAATATTCCCAACTTAATATACTTAATTTCTGTGCCAACCTTAACACCCTCAAATATGGTAATCTCCTTATTTTCAAGGCTTATTGCTGGCATATAAATAGAAAAGGTAACACCGCTACTGCAAGTGTTACCTATCGTAATTTCGTTATTGGGATTTATTATGTTTTGGAACTTGAAATTGTTAAGTGTTTCGGTATGTTCTTTTCCATCAACAACATACTTGGAATAGTATCTTGCACTATTTCCCCTAACAATTTCCGTCATAGCTGTGTCTAATATCTTCATTCTACACCGCCTTTATTGATTAATTAATGGCTTATCATAAACTCGATTGAGTATAATTTAGCTGGTGTAATTTCTTCGCATTTATCGAATGCGTCCATAGGAAGCATTGTCATGTCAGGCACTTCAATCTCTTGCTCATTGATTTCCTGCAATTCTTCCTGTAACTTCTTTAAGTTCTCTGATGTAATCTGATACTGATTATCATTGACAACTGGATTGCCGCTGTCGTCCTTGTCTGCATACTTAATCTTAGTATCTTCTATGGTCTGTAGCGTTGCCTTATACAGTTCTTCCAATGCCTTAATATTGCACATACCAGCCATAGCAATTCTGCCTGTAGTCTTGTCGTGCGATATGTTACTTAAGCTCTGGAATCTGTCTATTAACTCACTTGTTTTTAGTTTCATGTGGAACTCTCCTTTATTTCTGGATTAAACTTAATTTTGCTCCGACTATAAGTCCGTCCTCATTCTTTGCCCTTGTAAGGTACGGATATGTCACATCTCCTGTGTATATTGTCATTTCCTTTTGTGTGCCACCTAAGAATAAGACTTGTGCCGTTGGGAATGGGTTATCTACGTCGCTTACTGCATTATCAAGCAATAGTGCTTGCTCACCTGTTAATGGTGGCAATTGAAGCTCTACTTTGTCTTTGATATCCACGATTGTGCCTACCATTTCGCCGTAGTCATTTCTTCCTGTATTTTTAGACCATATCTTATTCCTACTGTATGTGTAGCCGTTATATGCTACTGGGAATCTAACCCCCTCAATCACAACTGCATCAATCAATCAAACCACCCCTTTCAAGGCATTAAAAAAGGAATGCACCATTTCTGATACATTCCTTAGTGTGGTTACAAATTTCTTGCAACCATTATATTTATTTCTGTTTGAGCCATTCTAATATTCTCAAGAAAATCTATGCAACTTCATTGAATAATTGCAGTATAAATTCTCTTCCAAGCTGTGTTATTCTCCTGTGATAAATAACCTTGCCATTGTCGAGGATTTCTTGCTTAATTTCTTCATATCCCATACTGCTGTATGGTGAGTAAAGAACCCAAGTTCCATTGACACTGTATTGAATTTTTTTATCAGCAAGTAACTTGTTAAGTTGAATGGCAGATTTCAGATTCAGTTCCTTAGCAATCTCTGTCATTGTATATGTCTTATTGACATGTGTTAAGATAGCATTCTTTCTTTCTGCTTCAACTCTTGCTTGTCTTTCCTGTTTTAACTTTGTTAATAATTCTATTCCAAAGTCTGGATTATTCAGTATTTCATCAATAACATTATCAGTAGCATATATTCCATTCTTGCGAATTGACGGAATAATCTCATCAGCCACTAATGCTTGAAATTTCTCTGCTGTTTCGTTTTTGGCTTTCATTGCTAGTCGGTAGAAGATGTTTTCTGGAATAAAATCGTCTTTCCCAACAAGTTGGGAAAATCCCAAGTCAGACAAATATGCCCTTATTGTTTCCCACCTAACATATTCAACTCCATTCTTTTCTTGGGTAAACCCAAGTCCTCTAGCAACATTTTCCAATCTTAAGTACGCAACGCCATTCTGCTCATAGCAGTCTACGCCGCAAATATTCTTAGTGTTCATAGGTACTTTAATCTCATTGTGAGAACTATCTTTTGTAGTTGGATAATTATAACTCATTATTTTACCTCCTACAAAAATTTATCATTTGCTCTAAACAGAATCTATTGCGTAGTGGGAGTATATGCCCACAATGCCTCACGCAATAATATTATGCTACTTCCTTTGTAGCCTTGTCCTGTTCCTTTAAATTAAAATTATTAACATTGTCCTGAATGGTTTCTATCTGCTGCAAAACTCCCATAAGAACATATGAAACTCTTTCGTTTTCCATATTTGCTAAAACTTCTGTTACTGTTGCGTGTGCAATTTCTGACGCTATGTCAATATTTGTTACGATTTCTACATTACTCATTTGTTTTTCCTCCGAAAATAATCTTGAATTTTCCGAAAGAAACTGATATGATAGATTTATCAATTCCTTTCGGATTGGTGTTTTTAAAGTGTTGTGTTCGTTGGTAGCGTGGCAACACTTTATTTTTGTCTGTTTTTGTATTGCATTTCAATTCCCTGTCTGATTACTTTTGCTCTACTTACGTTCTGTTCATTGGCTAAAATATCCAATTTCCTAACAGTTTCATCATCCATACGAATTTCTATTCTTTTATCTTTTGGATTGTCCTTAATCTTCTGTCCTAATTTGGGTGACATGCCATTAACTCCTTTCTTTCAAAAGTTACGTACATTTTGTACGTTCATAATATATCAAAGTGTACGTACAAAGTCAATAGTTTTTTAATAAAAAATGGAACGTACCTTTCAATACGCTCCATTAAAATCATGTATTACCAAAAAATCAACCCACATTTGTTACACACAAACCTATGTTGTGAATAAGTTCCGCCCTGTTGCTTAATCTTCTCTTTCTTATTAACCAGTGTAAACGGTCTTAAAGGATTCAGATTAACAGTATATCTTGTCTTAGTTTTCTGTGGTACAGTTGTCGTAATCTGCGTGTGAGAACAATCCCAACTACTACATCTTGGGCAATATACTTCAACTAAGCCGCTTTCCGTCGCTCTGTATACTCCTTTAAAGTTGGGATTCAACGGTTGTTGAACTTGTGGCTGTTGCTTCTTTTTTATCCCTATTGCTTCTAGCATTTCGTTTAAATCTTTTTTCACTGACATATGCATTCCCCTTATTGCAATTCTAATGTTAATTTCATAAGTTTTTTATTACCGCCTAGCGGTGTGACTTCTAAATCAACATTGCTCTTATCTTCCAGTATGTATATTCTTGCAACCGTAATGTTTGCACCTGTCTGTAATTCTCTTGCAATATTATTGTATTCGTCAATGTCAAAACTAATTAACGGATAGTCAAGTTCTTTGCCGTTTTGGAAGCATGTATATGCAAAGGCTGTGTTATCTTCTGAATTGTTTGAAAAGTCAAAATAGACAACAACAACCTCTCTTCCATTGTTATCTGTTATTACTTCGTGCTTAAGGTATTTAAGCGTTGTATTATCATATGTAACTGTATCTGTGTTCTGTTCTGTTGTAGTAGCTTGTTTAGTGACATTTATGCTGTCTGCATTGTCATCATTCCCATTTCTGTCAATTACTACTATTAACATTAATATCGAAAATATAATTGCAAAATAAGAACCTAAATGCCTTTGCGACCTATTCCCTTTGCTTTTAATCAAATCCACAATAGCTAATATAAGTGCTACTGGAATTGTAAAAGTAAAAAGTGCCATAACCGCTGCCACTATGCTAAGTTTACTATCTTTCTTTTTCTGTTTCTTATCTCCCATATTGTGTTACCCCTTTGCTTTTTATATATAGCAAAAGAATAGCACAATACTTTTGTCTTATCAATACGGAAAAGCTGCTTGACCTGTCATATTTGTATAACTGTTAGCTTTATCTTGCACCATTGTAAACAGCTTATCTGCGTCACCTTGTAATGTTATGTTTACATTGTTGTTAGCTTCTGACATAGCCGCTACAACTGCATTGTAAACCGCTGGATAAACTGCGTTGGCGATACCTGTTGTAATTTCTTGCTGATTGGCTACCGCTGTTCTTCCGTCCATAGTACCAACCATTTCGGGTCCAACTTCGTTTGCGACAAATAATTGTCCTTTGCCTGGGAATCCGCCGTTTGCATACCAATCAATACTGACTTTTGGCACTTTAGGCGGTGCAAGACTAAATTCTCCGTCAATCTTAAAGTGTGGTGTATCAATATGTGGAAACTCAAGTCCTAAATCATTCCACCACTGCTTAAAGCTGTTCCAAGCGTTCTGTATCTTAGTTTTAAAATCTTCGATAGCCACAGAAATGCGTTGAAGTGCTGGTTTGCTATCCCACCAATCTACAACATCATCCCACTTCCCTTGAATGCCTTTTTTAATTCCGTCAGCCAAGTTTTCCCATTTTTCCTTAGTAAACCACGGTGTTACATCATTATTCCACCAAGAAACAATTGCAAGGCTGTTCCACCAATCAACGATTGAATCCCACTTTTCTTGTATTCCTAATTTCATTCCGTCAACAGCGTCAACCCATGTTTCTTTTTCAAACCACGGTGTTACATCATTATTCCACCAGTTTACAATAGCTGTATTATTCCACCAGTCTGTAATTTCATCCCACTTTTCTTGTACAGCAAGTTTAATATCTTCTACAGCATCTTTAGCTTTTTTTACATACTTGCTGTCTTCTATGCTTGCTGAAAATTCTGTAATAAATTTAATAGTAACAACTCCGCCAGGAACAATTAAAGAAGCTAAGATACCAGCAATTCCCCATTTGTCATATATCTCTTGGTAAGCACCCCACAATAGCTTTATTGCAGATAAAGCTAAATCAATTGTTAAATCAGATACTTTTACTGCTATTTTGCCTAAATCTATTCCTTCAATAAGTTTAATTATATTTTTACCTAACTGCTCCCAATCTACGGAACTAACAAATCCATCTGCAAAATCCAAAACATTGCAAATAGCTTCTGTAATTGCTTCTCCTGTTTTTTTCCAAGGAAAAGCATTTATCCCTTTGTTTATTTGTTTGCCTGCGTAAGTACCTATTCCGTACCAGTCACCCTTTTTTATGGCTTTTTCTATTCTATCAGCCCAAGCAACTGCCGAATTTTCCATATTGGCAAATGCTTTATTCCACGCCGCTTCATATTCTGCCGCCGCCTTAGCAATATCATCTGTCAAATCAATAGTGCTACCGCCACCGCCGCTTGAACTCTTGCTTGAGCTTGTATCGTCCTGTAATTTATTTATTTCATCAAATCCCATAAGGGATAATGTAGCTTTCTTTGCTGAATCAGCTACATCTTTGTAGCCATCTGAAATATCTTCTAAGCCGTCTGATGTGTCTTTATAGCCACTTTGTCCGAAGCTCTCAAAGTCAATCTTTACGCCCATTAAAGAAGCAAGACCAACTAATAATCTTTTGATTGCAATAGCTACTCCGTTTACTATTGGCATAGCCTTTGAAAGAATTGGTATGAATAGCTGTCCTGCTACCATTCCTACCTCTTTCATATTGTTACTGAACTGGCGTAACATATTTGATGGGCTGTTAATCGTATTGGCTAAATCACCCCAAGATACTTTACTTTGGTCTAATATTGCTAACACCCTTAACTGCTGTTTTTCCATCTGTGTCATTTCTGATACAGACTTAGAAATGCCTAAGTTATAAGCATATGTCGCTAATGTAGCATTAGTAATATCAATACCATATTTATACAATGCCCTTGATTGACCGATTAAGCCACTTTGTAAGTTCTGTGCTACTGTTGAATAGTCCACATTGAAAAGTGAGCTTATATCGCCTGCAAGCATTGTCATTGACTTTGTTATTGCCGTTGTTGCTTCACCTGTCTGCCCTAGTGAGTTAGTGACAGAGGCTAATTGTGAAGCGTGCTGCGTTATCTCTTGTATGTTAAGTCCTAAGTTCTTTGTTCCACTTTCTTCAAGCAATCCGCCTTGAACATTAACTTTTAAGCCAGATAACTTTCCAAGAGTATCATTTACTCTACTTTTAAAACTTTCTGCGTATGCTGTTGCGTTATCGTAGCCGTACTTTTCGTAATCCTTATCCCACTCTGAACCAATTTTGCCAAACGCAACCGCTTGATAGTTGAACGCTTCAATGTAATCTGTTGTTGATTTGATGGCTTCTATAAGTTTTTTGCTGCCACGAATTACCATAAAATAAGTGGCATAAAACTTGCCTATTGCACTTGCTAAGTTCCAACTGCTCTTGGCTGCTGTCCTAGTACTTGCAGAAACGCCGTACAACGTCTTTTGAAGCGAGTTTGAAGAAGTACCCACCTTGCTGCCTTGACTGGCAAGATTAGCCAATGCGTTAGTCATTTGAATAACATTCTGGCTTACTGTTGGTGCTCTTGATAGCGTTGTCATTAAGCCATTTAAAGCATTGCCCAATTTTGGAATGTTTACAACGGCGTTTTCTATACTCTTACTGCCTAGCTTACCAAGTGACTTTGCAAATTCTGTGACTTGTGTTGCATTTTGCGGAATAGCTGATATGCTCGCAACTGCCTTTGTGACAGCTTGAAGTGATGTAGCTGTGTTAGTTAATGCAACTGAATCAACAGAACCTATCTTTGTGATGTTCTTAGCAAGTCTTGTAAAATCTGCTGTTCCTGCGTTCATATTCTGCATAGCAGAACCTAACTGACTAACACCACTCGCAAGACCGCTTAGTGATGAACCATTCACAGTCGCAAGTGATGTTGACAGCCTTGTAAGCTGATTTATCAGTTTATCGACGGAATTAATAGCTTTAGTGGCAGTACCGGTAATTTTGACTTCTAACGAATCTAATTCCACGCTTTAACCCCCTTTATAGGATTGTTGGCGGTAGTCCTCTCTTTTCAGCTCGTGCCGCCCATTTCTGTTCATTGAGTAACATTCGCTGTAACTCTTTATCGTAGGTATCTTCTTCGCTTTCTTCCGTTTTTTCTGATAAAATAGCCTGCTTCGGATATTCAATGTGTGTATCTTTGCTAAATGCCGCACCAATGCCACAAGAAATAGCCGGTATTGCATAGACAAAAAACCAGTTATACATTTCTGCATCTCGATTTTGTCTATCAATCTTTTTGCCTTTTGCGTATAGTAATAATTTTTTAGGTGTCATTTTTAGAAAGTCTGAATAACTAACGCCTAGTGAACTGGCTAAAACAAAGTATTCTTCCCATATTATTTTGTGGAAGTCTGCTTTTTCTTGTGGTCCTGTGGAACTACTGTCGGCTTCTTCTGCTCCTGTGCCGCTTCTTCCACATTGTTCGCCATTTCCTCTAACATCATTGTTATCCCCGACAGCTCGAAAAAACCATCATCTTCCATCGCTTTCTTGATTTCTTCAAACAATGTTCTATATCCGTAACTCTTATCTGTCTTTCTTTTCTCTGTAATATATGCCCTAGTGAGTTCCTTTGCTTCATTCATAGTTACTGGGTTATTATCAATACAGCCTGCATAAATGGCTAAAATGCAAATCTCTGGCACATCTGCTGTCATATTTGCCAAGCCGTCAAAAGAAGCCTGTGCAACACTTTTATCTGTCTGTGCAAGTAAGTAAGAACCGTTAACAACAGAAAACATTTTCTGTACTATCTCTTTGCACTCTGCTGCGCCAAAAGAGAACTCAACTTTGTATTCTTTTCCGTTTACATTAATATTCATCATAATTTTTACCCTTTCCCACCCTATCGTCCATATAGGGAAAGGCGCGGATTTTACACCGCACCTACCTTTTAAAATAATTATTCTGTTACATCATCAAGATATGATGTGTAGTCGGCTGTTTTGGCGTTTGTGCCACCAATCGACACAGCCTTTGATTTAGTCGATTGGCTTATCATTTCCCCACCTTTGTTACTGTGAATGTGCCACCAGCAGCTTCGACAACTTGAAGCTTGTCTGTGCATTCTATAGGTGAAGTGTTAGGAACTGCTGTTACTGTCATTTCAAGTACCGAATCAGTACCAGAAACATCATTAGGTGTTGCTGTTACCTGTCCGACAAATGCGTACTTAGCAACCGCACCTAATCCGTCAGAGCCATATAACTGAATAATATCTAACTGCTTACCCTCTGCTTTGATTAAGTCCTGTAAATAAGCCTTTTCAAGATTTCCTGTGTAAGTCTTAGCGTCAGATGTTTTGATACCCATTAAGAATGTCTGTGAATCATCTTCAAATGTTGTACTTTCAACTGTGTTAGGTGCTGATACTGGTGCTGAAATTGACTTAGCCGCAACCATTAACTTATATGAGCCTGCAAAACCATCTTCGCTATGCTCCTTGTAGATAACTCTAGCTTTATAACTTGTACTTGCCATTGCCTTGTCTACCTCCTAAAAATTTGCAAAAAAATAAGAGCATTTCTGCTCTTTGTTACATTAATCTGTCATTTGCCGCTATCATTCTTCTGAATCTAGCAGTACTCTTATGTACTTTGTTATTGATTGAAAATTCCGGCATTGCGTTACCTTGAAATCTCATTGTCTTAAATGTATCTGTAATTATCGCCATAACCTTGCGACAGTCAGACTTACTTGTATTAGTGGTAACATCTACTTGAAATGTTGCTAACAATGCGTTAATTGCCTGTCCGTCAAGTGTTTGCCCTTGTTCAACTGCTGACAGTAAATGAATGTATACTGTCGGGAATACTGCTTGACCGCTGCTTTCCCCCTCATTTGTTATGACTATCTTTGGATATTTCTTTTTAAGCTGTGTTAGGGTTGTAGACTTGACAAGTGCTGTGACTGTATTCTCGAGGTCTATCGCCCAATCGTTTGCATTTGCCATTAACTAAACACCTCTCTTGCTATCTGCTTATACTGATTAATAATCTCCATTGTAGCGTTATACATAGGCATTGTAGCTTTAACGCCGCGTGTGTAGTGCCATTGATTGTCATTACCTAAGTAGTACCAGCCATCTTCAAATGCGTGTATCTGCCCCGGATATGTTCCTACACCCAAGCCGAAATCATTAGCCTTTGGGTTCTCGTTGCCGCTGTTGTAATAAATACCAGCACCAAATTCAATCGCTAACAGTGTGTAAAATGGCTCTCTATCTTCTACTTCAACAATTTTACCGGTAGCAATTAAAATAGCTTGGTAGCCATCTTGAATAGGCTTTCTGTCAACTCTTAATGTTACTGTTCTGCCTAATGGACTTTCATTAACACTCATAATTGCCGCTTTGTCGCCTAATTCTGCTAGCCGTTCAACAAGCAGTTCACATTTATACTGTAAACTCTGCTTGTACTGTTGTAGCTGTCTGATAGCTTCATTTACAGACTTTTCAGACAAGGATATATTAATTGTATGTCTTGCCATAATGCACCTACTTTACAACCGCTTTAAGCATATACTTAGTTGAATACAATGCTGGCTTAATGCCTACAATCGTGAAATCCGCTGATGTTTCATCAACAAGACTGTCAGATGTGTATGTAGGCTTGCTATCAAGCCAGATAAGGTCGCCCTTTTGAATAGGTAGTGTGTTCCTATCCGTCAGCAAAATAGCGTCAAAATCAGCGGTGTCAAAGCCGTATTCCTTGCTTTGTGCTTCTCCACCGCTGAATGATATGTTTGCTTTGAAATCCACTGGCTCTGAAAAGCCTGTTTTTTCTTCAAAAACTTTGGGTATCTTATTCCCCTCATCATCAAGATAAGGAATGAAGTTGCCCTCTGTGTCGGTATATCCTTCATAAAGGATATTGCCGTCATCGTCTCTTTCATAGATAGTTACCGTCTGTCCTTGAAGTGAATACTTCATAGCCTGCTTATTAATGTCAAGCATTGTTCTTTACCTGCTTATAAATCTGATTAACACCTGTGCTTGATAGTCCGGACACAATTCCTACTGCGATTGCATTAAGAATGTCATTTGCCGGAAAGTCTGGTATTACATACATACCTGCAACGCCTAAGATGCCACCTGCAACGCCTACGATTATAGGAATGTAATTATCCTTAATGTGTGGGATTGCTTTAGCTCCTAAGCCTATCAGATATGTAATTACAACGATTGCTACAACTGTTGTTACCGATGTTATATCCATTTTAATCTTTACCTCCATTCTTTAAGTGAATTTCCTGTATTTCGTTATACATCTTAGTTACCATCCCATTACCGCCTAAAGCGTGATATGCGTTATACATCTCAACGAAATTATCATAGGCGTAAGATGGAATTTCGCCTATTTTCATATACTTATCGTGATATTCGATAAGCTGTACTCGCAAAAGCAACATTGTGCCTTTGCTATTGGCGTCTTTGTCCTTTTTCTGTTGTTTCAGAAGCCAAACTATATAGCCAAGTAATATCGGTAATACTACGGTATAAGTTTGTAATAAAAATTCTTTCATTTTATATCTCCTGCAAAATTAATAGGCACACCGCCCACCACCCTTAATGTGTGCCGCCTGCTACCATATTGCCGACATCAGCAAAATGGTAACGCACAATCTTCTTTAATATTCTGTAATGCCCTATAGGCGTTATAATACTTTGGCAAATGGAAATACCCCGACAAATAAGCTGTCTCTATCTCTCCAAGTTCTGTTGACACCACCCTCGCTTAAGGCAGACATAAAGTTTTCACCTGCCTGTGAATGGTCATAGACAGCCAGATTAATAATAACGCTCTCAAATTTCTTCAAGTCCTCGGTTATCATTTCATCTGTGTAGCTGTCAGGGTAATTTCTTCTTGCTTTTACATCTTCTGTAGCCTGTTTAATAAGCTGTTCGATTATCGGATTATCTTCTTTGTTATCGAACACTACCACATCAGATGTCGTATCATCATCATTTGTGACTGTATCAATATGAAATTGTTTAAGCCTAATTTTGACTTGCTCTAATGTGGTGTATTCCATAATTCAGCTCCTATAATCCTAATTTCTCAATTAACAACTTCTTTAACTCTGCTCCTGTAAGTTCTTCTGCGTTGCCTATACCTTGTTCTACGGCAAAAGCCTGCAAATCAGATGTAGACATGCGATTAATGGTTGTCTTGCTATAACCTAAAAAAGCCCCCTCTTCGGGAACCTCTTCGCCTGCGTTATACCATTTTCCGTTATGAATCACTATATATGGATATTTCATAGTTGTACCTCCTACTCTTCGCTATGAACCTCATATACGAATGTGCTATCCATATTTTCGTATGATGGAAGAACAACCTCGGAAGCAAATGTTGACATCTTCATAGGTGGTCCGTACTCTGTCTTTGTAGCGATTGTGATACCTTTGCCGTATACTGTTACATCTACATTAGTTACCTGTCTTGCAGTTCTTTCTTCTGGTGTAGTGCCGAACCAAGTGCCACCAAGATTGCCAGCTGGAAGAAGTGTAACCTTGTTATCTGGATAGAAATACTGTTCCTTACCATCATCATCAATGTACATCTTATCGTAAAGTACAATAGTGAGCTTTGTTCTCTTCTGCACTACTGAAATAACGATATCATCATCAACCTCGATAGTTGCTGTAAGGTTCTGTGCGAGGATTGAGTTTCTTATCTGTGCATTATCAAGCAAATACTGGAATGTATTGCTATTCATAAGCACATATTTAGCAATCTTGCCCTGCTTCTTTAACTTCTTTCTTGCGTTGTTAAGGTCTGTAAGTGGCTTTGAATTAGCTGTATCGCTCCACATACTTGTGCCAGATAACTTTGCGTAATGGTCTTTTGCGTATGAACCATCCTTGTCATAATCATAAGCATACTGAACGCCATCACTTACAATAGCAATTACTGGGTGTCCTGCATTTGTCGCAAGAAGTGACATTCTCATACGTTCTGGTACAACCTCCGCACCGCTTACAAGATTGTTAGTATCGTCATATACGCTTGATAAAGCACTCGCAAGGTAAGGGTCGTCCGCTGACTGAATACGCTCGATTTCAAGCATCTCCTCTTCACCTACTGTCATTCCTTCGCGGAAGAATGCCATCTGCGTTTTTTCCTTGCTTAATCCCTCTCTAGCTCTAAGAGTTGGGATTGTGTCAAAGTTAGATGGTGCAAGTGAAACTGGAAGTCCTTTATGTGTCTTAATCCAGCTTAAATCAAGCCCCTGTTTCTTTCTTTCAGGAAACCACTGTAAACCAAGATAAGGTATCTGATTACTAGCGTTTTCTGTTGCCGATAATGCAATAGACTTACTATCTACTACTTCATTAATTAACATCTGTTTACCTCCTGTTATTATTCAAATACAATCATTGGAAGAGCTGTCTTAACTGCTGCGTCATATGTAACGCCTGAGTGTGCTTCTGCTACCTTTGTGTTAAGGTATGCTTTCTTGAGCAGTACGCCCTGTGGTCTGTCCTCTGTTACATCGAACCTTAAGATCCCCACTACTGTAGCTGTATTATCAGCCTTGCCGTTTGTTCCGATTGGTGTACCCGCTTTGACAATTTTCTTGCCCTGTGCGTTTGTAGTTGTTACGCCATCAAAATCAAGTGTTAATGGGATTGCTTCGTTGGGCTCTCTCTTTAAAATCTGAACATCTCCTGCGTATGAAGTCTTTTCATACTGCATATTCATTTCCTTTGCCATTTCTTACCTCCTGTTATTACTGAATGTAGTGCGATAAAACGTCGTTGTTCTTAGGTGCATTAGATATAAGGCTTTCTGCTATCTTTTCAGCGTTTGTCTTATTGTCTGCACCGCCTTTATTACTGCCACCGCCCGGAATATCTTGATTTTTAGCAATCTCCTGTTCCTTAGCCTGTGCCGCAGCTGTTTCTTTCTCGGACATAATCTTGCCAAGTTCGGTGTAATCAAGGCTTCCATCATCTTTAACAACTGTCTTTGCCTGTTCAGCAGTAATCTTAAAATTAGTCATAGCTGCTTCCCTCTGGTCTCTGATAGCGTTAGATTTCTGTAAATCGGCTATCTGCTGATTAGCTGTATCTAGGGCTTTATTTGCCTTTTCAAGCTCTGTCAGATTGCCAGCCTGCAAATCGTCAAGCTGCTTCTGTAAACTGTCAGCTGTGTCAGCCTTAGCCTTGTACTGCTTTGCCTTGTTTTTCTCCGTAGCAACTTCTGAATTGTTCTGATTAAGAAGATTTGTAATCTGTTCATCTGTTGCTTCTGGAAAAAGTTTTAATACATCTTCTCTTGTCATAATTACCTCCGTTAAACACACGCTTTTGTTACCGCAGGTCGCTCCTGCTGTGTTTTCTGCTATTTACCGCATAGCTGCAAAATGTATAAAATAAAAGCAGCTACCGATTATTCGATAACTGCCTTATTTTGCTGATTGTTATTGAGTTGATTAACTATCTTTTGCGCTTTTTGTTCTTGTGCTTCCACATCATCAATAGTCTTATATATATTATCAAGATATGGTTTTGATAACAGGAATGTCTTTTCCGCATCTCCCCATAAACCAACTGTCTTAATCGCTATAAGTGGATGTATGCCGCTTTGAAGCAGCACTGTAAGTGTCTGTGCTTTAGTGTACATATTATCCTGTGGACTGTGATTTATCTGTACATCAAAATCTCTGACCGACAACTTTAAATCTTCTCCTGCGAGTCTCAAGATGTTAAGAACCACTACAGCCAGTCGCTTTTCACATGATTTAATAAGAGGGTCTTTTAATTTTGCTCTTGATTTTGAGAAATCCCATCCATTTCTAAGCTCAACCGCTCCCTGTGTGTCTCCACCTGTATTACCTTGTTTGTTTGGAATAGCCAATATAGATAAAGCATTGTCTACAAAATCCTCTTTGGCTACTTGGCTTTGCGTTTGATTAAGCTCCTGTGTCATAATATCGACATCAGACTTGTTATCTTTATTCATTGACTTAACAACCAATGCATGGTTTTCTTTCATTTTTTTAAAAGTCTCTTCGTCGACTTCACAATTCACGAACTTAACCCAATATTCAACAAACTGCTGTATGCTATCCATTCTGTTGGACTGCATATTATTGGTTGCATCAAGCATACCTATAATAAGTTCAATGTCAGAAAGTCTTTCGTGATTATTCGGAAATTCTACAATAGGGATTTCGCCATATGTATGTAGTTTTGCTTCAACTACTTTGCTGTCAACAATTCTGAAAGACATAGTGTCTGAAAATGCCATCTTATACCAGTTTCCATCTTCGTCTTTAAGTTCCTGCACAACAAGTATCTGTTCTTCAGTACTCTCATTATAAATAGCATAAGTATTAAGGGGCGTAGGTGCTACAATTCTGAATGGTACATCTCCTTTTTTAGGTTGGACTGCTTTAAAAGATGTTCCTGTTGCCGACTGCCACTCTCCAGCTTTAATATCTTTTTCTTGCTTATTGGCATCTGTCATAAAATCATTAAGTTTATCAACCGCTTTATTGATAGTTTCATCATCTTTGCGGCTAATAAACTGGATTGGCTCGCCATAGCTTTGTCCTACCTTGAATTGAACCCATTCATAAGCGTGGTTCTCGACAATTTTATTAATTATATCTTCATTAGACAGCTTGGTTCTGTATAAAACAGGTTGGTCGCCCTTGTAGTAATTCCACAGATACTTAATAACTGGCTTATTCCAATTAAATACACCTATAGTACTTCCAATAACCTTAACAACATTGTTAGCAGTTATTGTACCTACATTCGTATATGCGATTTTTCTACCATAACAACCTCTAACAAGGTCTTGAAAATACATTGTGTTCATATCTTGCTCCTAATAAAATGTCATACCGCTTGAACTTCTGCTTTGTGGTATTTCCTTAATTTGAAAATCATCATCATCGTTAGGCACATACCATATCCATTTGTGGCAATGCTTGCACGCTAATTTATGTGTTCTTGTGTCTTTGCTGTCTGCCTTAGTTAAGAACTTGTGGCAGTTCGGACACATTATTGATTTATCTTTATTCATATAAAAATTCATATTTCTACCTCATTGCATAGTAAAAAGCACCGCCACAATTAAGTAACGGTGCCTTTTGATAAGGAATGTTTTATTTATGAAAAACAGTTTTGTAATTTCTTACAGATACAGTATATCATTAGCGCAATATGACATTCTATGACATCTTTAAATATGTGTTGCCATATTTTTCTTCAAACGCCTTAAGAGCCTTTCCGTGAAGTCTAATAATTTGCCTCCATGAATATTTCATTTCTGTAGCGATAACCTCAAAAGTTTTCTTTTCAATATATCTTGAAAACAGAATATTATAGCAATCTTCATTCTCTATGCCGTCTATTTGCCCTATAATCAAGTTTTTCTTTTCAATATATTCATCTATCATCTTATCAAGATTACGCTCCATTTCGTCAATCTTGGCGTATGTAGCGCCTATTTTATCTGGGTCAGATGATGATATTACCTTTTCTTCATTTCCAATAGCTGATATGCTGCAAGAAAGTTCTCTAAGCTGTGTTATTTCTGTCAGCTTATTGTTTATCATTCTGTTAAGTCTGCTTATCTGATTCAAATAGTCCTTAGTTGTCATAATAGATTAATACCTCCTAAATGGGTTTATAGCAGCTTCAACTTTAGCTGTTCTATTACCTTGTGTCATTCTTAGTGCAAAGTTTGAGAAAACATCCGGAACATCATCTAATTGTTTCTTGCCCGATACTGAATACTGCTTTAATAATGACATCATTACTCCGTATGGCTCATTAGGTTTATAAAGCGATGAATCCTTAAAAATAATGTGTTGCAATATCCAGTTTGAACATTGGAATATCCTTGCTTCCTTATTCGTTTCGGTCGGTGTATCAGTGATGTTACATATCCAACCGACACTTTCAACTCTCTTATTAACTTCCATTGCAACTCTGTCACCGCCGGCGTTACGCTCAAATTCGCACTCTTGCACTTTGTTATTTACAAGTACACCTGCAGCATTTCTATATTGTTCTTCATAATCTGCCGTATTGTCACATACGCAATCAATACAGTAATAATCCTCCCCGTGTTTCTGTAATACAGGCAATACAAAATAATCCGTGCCTTTGCCTTTTGTATCGCATTGAGCTGTGATAATCTCTGGTTCTCCGTGTGGCAAATTAAGGTATCTGCGTATTTTATCATCGGGAAATAGCAAGCCCTCACGCTCGATAGGCTCCTGTTTGTACAGACATCGGTAAGAAATTTCGTCCATGAGTAATTGTTGGTCAGCAAAAAACTCTTTTGTGAATCCGCTATACTCATAATCAAAATTGCTCTCGCCTGTTACTGGGTCAACGTCTGGTACAGCAATAGTTTTAACTCTTTTGTTCCCTGCATACATGTTCTGTATTCTTCCGATAACATCATGTACACTCCAACGTGTAGCAATATGTATCTCTTTACAGTTATGTCCGTCTGTATCTTGGATTTTTCTTTGTCTTGCGTCTACCGCATATTTATCCCATAGTTTATCAAGTACCATCGGATTAAGTGCTTCTTCAATGCCACCTATCATATCATCTACAAGTAAAAATTTACTTGCACGAACTTTACCAGCATTTTTACTTCCGACAGATGTACATTGCACACTTGGAAACGGCTTATATTTGCCTATGTTGAACTGCTCTAACTTTGCGTTAGTGCTTGTAACTGTAAGATTAGGAAAGATTTCATTCCACGCATATTCATCAGCGTTGGTGACAATATCGTATACACCATCGTAGTACATTCGTGTAATGTCGCCGGAATGGGAATAGAAAAGGCAAAAATCATTAGGAAACCAGCCAGCTACTAAAGCGTTAAACATCTTTTCGATAGTTGTCTTTCCTGCTCCAGGTATCAATGATACGCACAATATATCGTATTTATCATCAATCATACCCTGCAAGGCTTCTATTAACCCCATTTTTAAGAATTGTTTGCGGCGTGGCATATAGAAGCGCTCTTTAGGTTCTCTTTTCTTTTCAAGATACCTAAATCCGCTATCAACAACTTTGTTTTGCGCTTCAATCAGTAAAATATCATAAAACCAATTAATCAGCTCATATTCCGTTTTATTTGCAAACGCATACTTCTCTAAATCCCATATCGTTCCACCCGTTTTAGCCGTGCAGAAGCCCTCTATAAGCTCTTTTGCTCTCTTGGTGAGTTGTAGTCCATACTCAATATCTTTTTCGCCGTTTATAGCTACGCTACAAGCGTCTACATAGGCATTAATTACCTGTTCATCAATTCCGTTTTTCTCTATATAATTTTCATATCCATTAACTGTGGAAATAAGGCTCTGACTGATATTTTACATTAACGGGGGAAATAGGCCTCTGTTTAGCCATAAAGAAAAGCACCTCCACTTAAAAGCAAAGGCGCTTATAGACCTCTGCCTATAATTTTTCTAGGTTAGCAACTAACTCTATTTGTTAGCCGGTAAAATTTTGTTAGAATAATACGTCACGGACAGCCGGATGTAATTTCTGCACAAGTGCATTATAATCATCAATTACATATCTTGCTGGAATCATATATGCTTTAATGCCATATCTTTCTGCTGTTTCCCTTTCAATGCAGCAGCCACTCCAATCATAGTTCTCCGCAATTCCTATGAACACATCAGCCTGTGCCAGCTTCTTAAGGCTTTCACCTAAATACCATACAGCTTCTTTGCTGTCTTTAGGTGGGTTATCCTCAATGTAGCTGTCGATAAGCTCTAATTCCTCACCCTCGTATATCTCTGCTACCTTTTTCATCTTCTGAATACTTGCTTTGATTTCTTCCTCTGTTCTGCCTTTCATCGGCACACTTACAAATAACTTCTTCATGTTCTCTGTCTCCTTTTCTGTGTTTTATCAACCTTTATCTTTCTAAGGTCAGCAACTAACTCTACTTGTTAGCCGGTGATATATTTATTTGCCAATCCCTACAGTTCCTAAGTATTCAACACTGTCTTTTGAAGTATAGACAATGACTTTATCGCTGTGAACTATATTAGGTCTTTCTGTGACTTTGATTTTGTTCTCATTTTCTACAAAAATAAATTCAACGCTTCCCTCGTAGGTTATCAGTTGTCCATTTATGCAAACTGTAATTATCTCATAGTTGTAAGCGGGGGTACTTGAAGCTGTGCTTTGGTATCTAGTATAAATCCCGCTTTGTATCTCTTCTATTTTGCATTCGTATTTTTCGGTTTTATTCGCCCAATTTAAAAATAATATCAGTGCAACAACAATAACAATAATGGGAATAATGGTTTTAAAAAATTTTTTCATAAAATCTCTTTTCTGCTGATAATCAGCAATCATTATTTAGCTGTAATAAACTGCCTTGTGGTACAAAGGGCATTTGCATTTCCAGTTATCACCCTCTCGTTGGTCACCGCAATACTCATATTCTCTATTGTTTGCTTCAAAAATGGTATAGCAATTTTTACAACTGAATTTTAAAGGCTTGTCAGCAAAATCTAAGTTGCCTTTTTGAATTATCTTCATTCGTTCTAGTCCTCCACATTCTTACTCTTTGTCTGCCTCGTTATTTGCCTCAATAACAGGTTCATCTTCTAAAGGGTAACAATCTATAGGCTCGCCATTTCTACCGCCTATTTCGTGCGATTGTGCTTCTCTAAGCGCTTCACGCTCTATTGATTTAATTACTTCTGCCATGCTCATAGCTCAAACACGCTCCCATATGCTACTCAACTACATACCAATCTTCTGCTAAACAATCATTAATTGACGGAACCCATGTAGAAACAGTGTCATTAACATTTTTGATAGCAAAATACGGATTGTAATGTACTAAATCGTCTTTATCTGCAATGGATTTCCCAATTTCTGTATAAGACTTAAAATTGCCAGCCGGAACGTAATATGCAAACATTCCCTTGCCGTTCCAACCTTTTCTTGCTACTTTTTTGCCGTTTTTTAATGCTTCAATTGCCTGTCCAAAATTCATAATTTATTTTCTCCTTTACAATTTATTATTTTTCATTTTCCATAAATCTTTCAAAATCTTCCATGCATTTATAGCACAAGTCGTATGTGGTATTAAAAATGCCGTTCTTTGTAACCGAATTTCCACACAGTATTCCTTTTTTAATTTCTGCACCACATCTATCGCAAGTTCACCATTCTTTTTGATGTTTCATATAAGCCACCCTCACTTATCAAATAAAAATCCGTTATTGACTATTCTGTTTTGCGTGAATAGTGTTTTAACATTGGCAATCCGTGTTTTTTTCTCCAGTTATTGCAAGTTATGTATTCAAGTGCCTTAATTATTATGCCATTTCTCACATAGTCCTTTTCGACCATCCTTATAGGTTTTCTACCAAGTACTTGCATGCCAACAATGTCTAATCGTTCATTTGTAACATCAATAGCATATTTCTCTCCGTAACCAACATTGAAAGATATGTTATTTATTTCAAAGTGCTTCATGCTATATATAGATTTGTTTTTTTCATAAAATCCGCACTTCTTAAGGCATATAACTGGGTAATCTAAATAGCAATTACTTTTCTCATTCACGCATGTGTGAGTCACGCCAAGTACTCCGTAGCTTAACATTTCATAATATTTACAATCTGTAGCTTTCTGGATATCTTTAGGTATCTCAACACCTAGTTCTTTTGCCCTTTTAATACATTTGTCTTGTGAATAAATAATATGTGTTTTTGTATCTCTACAAGTTGTACAGTCTATCCCGGAACTATATTTTGCGCATTTTTCTCTGTATTCGCATATATCGCATTCGGTATTTTTCTCTTTATATTTTCGAGGCTTGTATTTCTTAAAATCCTTGCACTCACAGTCAAGTGATGTATCATTTCCTTTTTGGCATTCATAAACCGGATATTCTTCTCCTGTTTCTTTATCAAAATCAAAATCTTCATCACAATATTTGCAAATTGAGCAATCTTTCATATCGCACCTCAAATCTTCGTAAATATATCCAAATCATAGTTATCTCTGATATAGTCAACAACTTCCTGTAATTTGCTTTTCACAAATTCATCTTTCGCAATATCTGGGTGGCAATGCATTGTGCAGCTATCTTTCTTGCCTTGTGTCTTATATTTACGATAATCAAAAGTCATTGTAAAAAGCGGTATTTCTGTCAGATTCTTTGTCTTGTGTCTTATCCAGTGATTAATAATTTTCTCAATCATCATTCTTCCCCCATAAATTATCCGGTAATTCCTCGCCACCATAAATCTTGTTAGCGTATTTCTTAAATGTCGGTACGCTACAGCCTGCTACTTTTGCCGCCTTTACTTGTGAAGCTTGCCCCGATATGTATAAGTTTATTGCTTCATAGAACTTATCTTTGTTTAGTGGATGTACGCCCATAGCCATAATAATCACTCCTTTATTTCAAATATTTCTGTGCAAGATTTTCTCTTATCATTCCAGACATAAAATGTTGCAAACTCTTAGTCACTTCTTTACCATTAATCTTATATTTTGTCTGTAAATAATAATCTATAAGTTCTTTGTAGTAATCATCAAATCCGTAAGCAGAATTATCACTCATATAATTACCAACTGGTTCAAAGTAATTAATAACTATCTTTGTCAAAGCCTGTTCTGTAATGCGTATATGGCTCATATTTTGAGTTTTGCTATACTGCTCAAGGAAATAGTCAATAATATGCTTTAGCTCCTCTATTCGCCAATCTGACGGCTCGCAATCAGCAAATTCAACAGCAAGGTTTTTAATCACATCAGATTTGCTTCCACCTTTTTCAGCTGAAAAAGCATATATATCTCCTCTTGAAGAATCTTTAGATTCTGAAAGAGCATATTTAATCTCTGTAGTATAATCTCTGTCTATATTCTCTGTATTAATCTCTGGTAATGGTCTGTCGTTTTGTCCTTCTCGACAGGTCATTTTGTCCTGTCGGTCTGTCATATTGTCTTGTCGATTTGTCATTTTGTCCTCATCGGAATTAAATTTATCCACAAGCTCTTGTAATTTTTCAGTATCTATTGTGTACCACTTCGTTTTATCAATAGCTAATTTATTGTAATTGGCAGATAAAACGACACCTTTATTTTCAAGCCTTGTGAATGTTCTCTGTATCGTTTTTTCACTCCAATACGGAAAATCTTTAGCTTTCCAATCACTGTATGAGTTATATACCCAATATCTGTCGTCAATAAAATTTTTACCGGCTTTTTTGTTAATTCCTAGCCAATAATTTAATTGATTTAACACTATTGCTTCGTTTAAATCTCCTAAAACAAGTGCTAAATCAGTATTTATGATAAGTGTCTTTGATTTATCTACAAAAAGTTCGTTAAAATTCATAAATTACCTCCGTACTGATAATTGATTCCGCGATTTATATAAAAACAGTTGTCAGGCGGTCACGGTTCCGCTTTTCGTGTTGCAATCACTAGGCAACTGATTTTACCAATATTATTCTGGCTTGTTCATCTCAAAGAAATGTTTCTTACATCTTGATTCGTCACTGTCAAAGCCACAATCAGGCTTGAATCGTTTTTGACATTCATCACAAGACCAAGATGTTACACCTCCAAGCTCTGAAACAGCACCACAAAGCTCGTACAATTCATCATCTGTGCAATTCAGCGCATAATCTACAAGCTCCATTCTTATTTTTCCGATTGAACGATGTTTAATTAATTTTGCCATTTTATTTACCTCCACGAATGATAATTTCCACGATTTTAGATATAACAACAAACAGGCAGTCGTGGTCTGCTTTTCGGTCTGCATCACCTAGTTTGTTGTAATCGGATAGACAGGACTCGAACCTGTGACTCCCTCCGCTACCATTACCGCAGTGGGCTTCTCCCAACTGAACTACTATCCGTTTTTATTGCTATGGTGAGGATTTGCACCTCCACATGACACTTAAGACGAGTTATCTAAGTTGCAGATTTCAACTCATAAATCTACTGCAATACTGGCTACCTATTTCAGCACATAGCAACTTACTCACACCTCTTAACCTAGGATAAGCCCGCAAACAGCATTACGCACGCAGACCTAAGAAGTGCTTTCAAAACGCCGACATCGTGAATCGAACACGAACAACATTTCTGTTGGATAGCTTAGCAAGCTATTGGAATACCTTTATCCCATATCGGCAAATACCGCCTGTAACGGCTATCAAGGGAAAATGCAATAATATTTTGGGGGAATATTGAGGAAGAACCTTGATAAGTTGAATTTCGCACCTCTGTACGAGGCAAAACTCTCCGAGTGGTCTTGCACCACCCTTAACTGAAACAAATCCAAGAGAGCATATGAAGGAGGACTACCCTGTAAAATGCAAAACAGTTTGATGGTAGTCTACGATAAAAGTAAGACAAACTACCTCAGTGGGATTCGAACCCACGCTAACGGAATCAAAGTCCGGTGCCTTACCGCTTGGCTATGAGGCATTGATATGGCTATTCTGACAATTCTATGTATTTGTCAATGTACCACTTGGCTTTTTGAATATCCTCCAAGCCATTCTTGTTGCCAGTGCGGTAGTTATACTTAAAAGCATTAAGCAAGCAAAATGTCTTTACAGCTTCAACACCAAATATCTCAAGCATAACATCTATGCACTCATATTTACCGGTTGCATAATGGCTAGGATGATTAACATTGTCATTTACCGGTTTTTCATTAACACTAGGTGCAACATCTTTGAGAGGTGTAAAATTGTTATTTTCCCCACCACTTACAACGCAATCATTACATGGTCGCTGATTGAATAGTTTCAGCCTATTTTCACAATTAAGGCACATATTTATTATATTTCTTGATTTCATTAGACATCACCTGCCTGTCTGTGATTAGCTTTGTAAGTATCAAATCCCTCTGGGTATCTTGCTTTCAGCTTATCAATGTTGATCTGCATGATTTCATCAAGGTTCCAACCGAAGGATTCGCAAAGCATTGCAAGATACCAACAAATATCGCCAGCTTCTTTCTTTGCGTGGTCAATATCAAGCTGCTTCTCGTGGAAAATCCATTTCTTAAGCATGTCGTTAAGCTCTCCAACCTCGCCAGATAAACCTAATGCAGCATTAAGAACACCGCCTAATTCAATCTCTGGCGTATTTCCACAATGATTGCCAATCTTTAAGTCATTAATCTTATTCAGAAGCCTATCTGTAGACTTTTTATCGTTAGTACGCATAGCCAAAGCCTGATACTCTGCTCCCTGCATTTCTAACTCCTAACTCTTTTTTATTTTTAAAAATTTTTTGGAATTTACTCGGCTGAATTAGCCGTTTTGATGTGTGTATTCATTGAATATCTTGTGAATAATTAAGATGTGTCTATTATACACCTATCTATCAGATTTGTACAGTAGATTTATTGATTATATTATATGGGTTATTGTCAAAGCTATATATTAATAAATATAATGGTTATTGTATATAGTTTAA